CAAGAGCATGACATCGCAGAGCGACGCGAAGATTGGGGCGAGAAAGTTCCAAACGGTGTTGTGATGGTAACTGCTGGCATTGACGTTCAAGATGACCGACTTGAGGTCGAAGTGTTAGGCATTGGCCGCGACGAAGAAACTTGGTCGCTTGATTACAAAGTTCTATATGGCGACCCTGCCGCACCGCAGCTTTGGTCAGACCTCGATGCGCTTATGGCGACGACATACGAGCGCGAAGATGGCTTTGAGTTGATAATCCAGTCTGGCGCGATTGACACTGGCGGTCACTTTACGCAGGCCGTGTATAAATACTGCAAGCCGCGCTATGGTCGGCGCATCTTTGCCATCAAAGGTGTCGGCGGCGAGGGCAAGCCACTTATCGGCAGACCCAGCACAAACAACAATATGAAATGTAAATTGTTTCCGATTGGCGTTGATACAGCCAAAGAGATTGTTTATTCGCGGTTGCGTATTCAAGAGACGGGTGCTGGCTACTGTCATTTCCCTATCGACCGAGACGACGAGTATTTTAGGATGCTGACCGCCGAGGAAATCGTGACACGCTTTCACAAAGGCTTTAGAAAGCGCGAATGGCGCAAGACACGAGCAAGAAACGAAGCACTCGATTGCAGGGTGTATGCCATCGCTGCTTCTGCTATACTTAACACGAATATCAACGCAATGGCATCTCGGCAGAAGGCCAGACAGAAGCCAGACGACGTTGCAGAAGAAGTTAAGGTGGAGCGCAGGACGGCCAGACGTAGGCCACCCAGCACAGGCTTTGCAAATTCGTGGAGATGATGTAAGATGGCAAAGAAGTTTGGGGTCGCAGAACCGCGTGTCAAGTTAAAGATACGACGCAAGGGGCGACACAGCAAGGTTGTTAAACGGCGCGACAAGAAGCAGTCGTTCTTTACACAGGGGTCATGCCGTGGCTAATTTATTCGACGCTGATAACGCGCCAACAACTGAACCGCACAAACTTGTCGTTGGTGACTTTGTTCAGTGGAAGCGAACCGACCTTGTTGATGATTACCCCGTGGCCACGCACTCTGCTGAGATAGTTGCACGTTCAACACACGCTGGCTCGACTGAGTTCAAGATTGCCGCGACAGAGAACGCCGATTACTATTTATTTTCTGCTGCAAGCAGCGTGACCGAAAACTACACTGCCGGGCATTACCACTGGCAGCTTGACATCACAGAGACATCTTCTGGCAACCGCATCGTCGTTGACAACGGCACATTCGATGTAATCGAAGACTTGGATGTGAACGGCGCAGACCCGCGCAGTCATGCCGAGGTTATGGTCACGAAGATTGAAAGCATCTTGTCTGGCAAAGCTGACAGCGATGTGTCTAACTACAGCATCAATGGTCGTAGCCTGACTAAATTCTCATTTGCTGAACTTATGGAAGCGCGTGAAAGCTATCGCGCCGAATATCAGCGCGAAGTTAATAAAGAGCTTGCTGAGAATGGCGAAAAGACAGGCCAAACAATTCTGGTGAGGTTCTAACCAATGGCATTTTTTGATTTTCTACGCACGAAACAGAAGCCAAAACATATGAAGCGGTCATATTACGGCGCGGAAACAGGCCGTCTTTTCTCCGATTTTATCACGCAATCACTGTCTGCTGACAGCGAAATCAGCCCATCTTTACGCATTTTGCGTGACCGTTGCCGCGAAATATCGCGCAATGACCCGTATGCCAAGCGTTATATCCAAATCTTGAACAGCAATGTCGTCGGCTCTGCTGGTGTTCGCCTGCAAGTTCGCAAACGCAATGCAGACGGCTCACTCGACTCGCCGGGCAACCGTGTTGTCGAAAATGCTTGGTCATCTTGGGGTCGCAAAGACACTTGCTCGATTGATGGTCGCCTGACTTGGAATCAGTGCCAACGCTTGTTCATCGAAACGCTTGCGCGTGACGGCGAGGTCTTGGTTCGCAAGATTAAGAACCCTGCTGGCAACCGCTTTGGATTTTCGTTGCAGTTTATCGAAGCCGATTACCTAGACGAGAACTATAACAACACCGCGCCGAGTGGCAACGAAGTGCGTATGGGTGTTGAGATTACCAAAGAAGGCAAGCCAGTTGCTTACTGGTTGTTTGAAGATAACCCGAACCATACTAATGGCTTTGGCCGTAACATGAGCGCACGCAAACGCATCCGCGTGCCAGCCGAAGAAATCATCCACGCCTTCATTCAAGAGCGTGCAGGCCAGACCCGTGGCGTGCCGATGATGGCAAACGTGTTAAGCCGCCTCAAGATGCTTGACGGCTTTGAGGAAGCCAGCTTGGTTCACGCTCGTGTAGCTGCGTCGAAGATGGGCTTTTTCACTTCACCATCTGGCGATGAGTTTATTGGCGACGACTATGACGGCGCAGCCCCATTGATGGACGCAAGCCCCGGCACGTTTAGCCAGTTGCCAGAAGGCATGTCGTTTGAAAGTTTTGACCCGTCGGGTGTTGGCGGTGCTGACTTTGCAGATTTCGAAAAAGCCATCTTGCGCGGCATCGCATCTGGTCTTGGTGTCAGCTATGTGTCGCTTTCTAACAACTTAGAAGGCGTTAGCTACAGCAGCATCAGACAAGGCACGATGGAAGACCGCGACAACTTCAAGATGTTGCAGCAGTTTATGATTGAGAACTTTGTCGATGACGTTTATCGCTCGTGGCTTGAGCAAGCCATCACTTACAACGCGGTCACGTTGCCGATGTCTAAGTATGACCTGTTTGCCGACCAAGTGACTTACCGTCCGCGTGGCTACCCAGCCATTGACCCGCAGAAAGAAGTCAACGCAAACATCGCTGCTATCAATAGTGGTATCATGACGCTGCAAGATGTTCACGGTCAGAATGGCCGCGACACCGAAGAAGTGTTTGAGCAAGTTGCACGCGAGAAAGACTTGGCCGCACGTTACGAAATCGAAACTGCGTTCCAGCCGTTTGGTAATAAGTTGCCAGCCGCGCCGAGTGTAGAAGGCGGAGACGATGGCGAGTTATAAGCCGACCGACGGAATGGTCGAGGAAGCGAAACGCGGCCTCGAATGGCGACGCGAACACGGACGCGGCGGAACTGAGGTTGGTGTCGCTCGTGCGCGTGATATTTCGAATGGCAAAAGCCTGTCAGAAGATACTGTAAAGCGCATGTATTCTTATTTCAGCCGCCACGAAGTTGACAAGCGGGGCGAAGGATTTTCACCCGGCGAAAAAGGTTATCCAAGCGCAGGCCGAATTGCGTGGGCGTTGTGGGGTGGCGATGCTGGTTTTACTTGGTCGAAAGGCATTACGGAAATCTTGAAGAAAGACGAAGATGAGCGTATGATTGAAACAACTGAAACCGATGAGGTTGCTATGAGTGAAGAACTTGAAACACGACACATTGTTAATGTCGAAGAAAATGATGAAACCGTGACCATCGTTTATGCCAAAGAGCATGACGAGCAAGAGGTCGAGGAACAGGTTGAAGAAGTCGCAGTCGAAACCGAAGAACGGTTTGACCGCTCGACGCTTACTTTCCGTGCTGTTGAAGTAGAAGCAACAGACGAAGATGACCGCCGGGTTCGCATGTCGCTATCAAGCGAAGAACCTGTCGAGCGTAGTTTTGGTATGGAAGTTCTTGAGCATACCGAAGAAGCAATTGACATGTCGCGCATCGCAAGTGGCAACGCCCCCTTGCTGAAAGACCACGACATGACTAAGCAGATTGGCGTTGTCGAAGAAGCCTATCTTGACCGTGCAGATAGAAAGCTGCGTGCGGTTGTGCGTTTTGGAAAAAGCGCACTTGCAAGAGAAGTGTATGAGGACGTCAAAGGTGGTGTAATCCGAAACGTTAGTATCGGATACATTGTCAAAAATATGGAACAGAGAGGCAATAACGGGACGGTTATGGTCAATCAGTGGACACCATATGAAGCCAGCATTGTTGCTGTGCCGGCCGACAATGTCGGTGCTGGTATCGGACGCAATGCTGAATTTGTCGAAACTATTGAAGTCAAAAAGGATATTGAAATGACTGAAGTAAATAAAGACGAAATCCGCTTGGAAGCTACTGAAGCCGCCAAACGCGAATTTCAAAAAACCGCGCAAGAGATTACTGCTCTTGCCGTTAAGCACAACAAACGTGACCTTGCTGACAAAGCTATTGCCGATGGCATGAGCGTTGACCAGTTCCGTGGCATGTTGTTGGAAGCCCTGCCGACTGGCAAAGCCCTTGAGCAATCTGCTGGTGCAGTTGACATGAGCGAAAAAGAAGTCCGCAACTACAGCTTCATGAAAGCTGTTCGTGGTCTGGTAAACGGTTCTGGCCTGAATGGTCTGGAACTCGAAGTCTCTGATGAGATTGCACGCAAAAACGGTAAAGAAGCCCGTGGCTTCTACGCACCTGACAGCTTCTGGGCTGGCAAGCGTGACCTGATTGCTGGCACAGACGCTGATGGCGGCTTCCTCGTTGGCACAGACCACCGTGGCGACCAGTTCATTGATGCCCTGCGTTCGCGCTTGGTATTTTCTGACCTCGGCACACGCTTCTTGTCTGGCCTCAAAGGTGACGTTGCTATTCCGAAAATGACTGCTGCTGCTACTGCTGGCTTTGTTGCTGAAAACAACGCCGTTGCCGAGCAAAACCAGACTTTCGGTCAGTTGACACTTTCGCCTAAGTCGCTCGGTGCATTCACCGATATGTCTCGTTTGCTGATGATTCAGTCCGACCCGTCGGTTGAAGCTATCATCCGTGACGACCTTCTGAACGCAATCGCTCAAAAAATCGAGCAAGTTGCAATCAAAGGCGGCGCATCTAACGAGCCTGATGGCATCTTGGAAACAACTGGCATTGGCTCAGTTGCAATCGGCACGAACGGTGGCGCAGCCACTTGGGGTTCGGTTGTTGACTTGGTCAAAGAAGTTGAAGCCGACAATGCTGGCCTGTCTGCCGACTCGATGGCATACCTGACAAACAGCAAAGTGAAATCTCACTTGGCTCAGACTGCTAAAGTAAGCAGCACGGACAGCGTTCAAATCCTGAATGACCCGTGGTCAAGCCTGTATGGTTACAATATGGCCGTCACGAACAACGTGCCGTCTGACCTGACCAAAGGCACTGGTTCTGCCTTGTCTGCTCTGGTATTTGGTGACTTTAGCCAACTTATCATCGGCATGTTCTCGTCTGCCGACGTTCTGGTTGACCCTTACACGAACAGCGCAACTGGTGCGGTTCGCGTCCGGGTTATGCAGGAAATGGATTTGGGTGTTCGCAATGCCCAGTCGTTTGCTGCTATCACAGACATCGACGCCTAATTGAGTGGGGGGTGGGCAATCCCTGCCCCCCATTTTTTATTACTACGGAGAAAACAATGGCTGAACAAAAAGTTAAGATTGAAATTATCGCAGGCGTTGGCATCAAAGGTGTCGCATACGCAAAAGGCGATGTCGTTGAAGTTTCTCAGGCAGACGCTTTGCAGCTTATTGCAATGCGTAAAGCCACTGGCTACGAAGCCCCAAAAGTTGACCGTGCAATCGGTCTAAACACAGAAGATGCAGCACCGCTGGTAAAACGCACCCGCAAGCCGAAAGCCAAATAAATGGCAGTCGAAACCGCCACAGAACTGGCTGTCTTTTTCGAGACAGATGACTTTGCGGTGACGGCAAGCTACACGCCATCAGGCGGGTCAGCCAGCGATGTCAAAGGCATCTTTGACAAAGAATATCTCGAACTAGATAGCGGCGGCACAGTCGCATTTGCTGTAAACCAGCCGCGCTTCCAGTGTTCGACCGCCGACGTTGCTAGTGCAGCCGAAGGCGACGCAATCACCATCTCAGGCACAAACTACATCGTGCGCGTAGTGCAAGACGACGGCACTGGCGTAACGACACTGGTTATCGAGGAGCAATAGATGGCGCATGTCCGCAAATCTATCCGTGACAACATCGAAACCACGTTGACCGGGCTGACCACGACGGGCAGCAACGTATATGTTACCCGCTTCTATCCGCTTGCCGAGGCGAAGGTGTCTGGCCTTTGCATTTACACTAACAGCGAAGCGACAGAAACAAGCACGCTGAAAACACCTCGCACGCAACTGCGGACGCTTGAGGTTATGGTCGAGGCTTATGTCAAAGGCACAACAGGCATCGACGACACGCTCGACACGATTGCTGTCGAGGTCGAAGAAGCATTGACCACGGACATTACACGCGGCGGCAACGCCAAAGACACTAAAGTGACAGCATTTGAAGCCAGCTATGCAGGCGACGGCGACCAGCCAGTCGGCGTTGGGCGTTTTACGGTTGAGGTTCTTTATGCTACACTCGAAAACGATATTGAAACCGCAGTATAGGTGACTAGAATGGCCAAGCGTGTTAAGTTATATAAAGATGGACAGACGATGGAAGTCTGGCAAGAGAATGTTGAAAAGCTAACCGCCCGTGGTTGGTCTGAGACAGAGCCAAAGGCGAAGGCTAAAACAACGCCAAAAACCGAAGTTGCAACCAACACTGATGAGGTATAATTATGGCAACGCACACAGGCAGTGAAGGAACTATCAAAATTGGTTCTGACACTTTGGGCGAAATTCGCTCTTATACGCTCGAAAGCACGGGCGAAGTAATCGAAGACACCTCTATGGGTGACAGCGCACGCAGTTACAAAGCTGGCCTGACCACCTTCACAGGTTCTTTGGAAGTTTTCTTTGACGAAGCCGACACAGCACAAGGCAACTTGGATGCTGGTTCATCTGTAACTCTTGAGGTTTACCCCGAAGGTGCGGACGCTGGCGACACATATTACACTGGCACAGCCATTGTGACTGGCCGCACCGTGACTGCTTCTTTCGACGGTATGGTCGAGATGTCAATCTCGGTTCAAGGTTCTGGCGGACTGACAGAAACAACCGTTTAATATAACAGACAGGGGGTGGCACTATGTCTGCATTTGGCGAGCGCATAAGCGCGAAAACTAATCAAAGCACAATCCGTGTTGAGGTTGCAGAGTGGGGTGACGAAAACGAGCCGATGGTTCTTTTCGCCACCCCTCTTAACGCGGGCGAGTTCTCGAAACTGCAAAAGAAGCATCCGAACTTTCTGAACAACATGACAGTCGAAGGGCTGATTGATATGTTGATTATGAAAGCAATGGACGGCGAGGGTAACAAAGCCTTTGACGTAGGCGACAAGCCTGTGTTGATGCGCCAGCCTGTTGGTCTTGTCAGCAATGTTGCCGGGCAACTTATGGGCGAAATTGCCAGCGTTGAAGACGCAAAAAAGGATTAAGCGATGACCCTGACCGATTTGTGGTCATCGC